GAATGGCTCGCACAATTCCAGGCAAAGGAGAGCACAGAGATTCCAAAGATTGTCTATGAGGAGATTCTGGAGGAGCTCAAGAAAGAGAGGATTTCAGATTATAACTCTCTGAAGCCGACGAAGATTAAGGAGATTCTGCGCAAGCTCCACTACAACAAATACTATGAGCACGTTCCTCACATTTTGAATCGTCTGAATGGAGAGAATGCTCCTGTCATGACGCGCGAGACGGAGGAAAAGCTGCGCTATATGTTCAAGGAGATTCAGCCGTCTTTCCAGAAGCACTGTCCAAAGGGTCGCAGCAACTTTCTTTCCTATTCCTATGTTCTCTACAAGTTCTGCGAACTGCTCGAACTCGATGAGTATCTGGCCTGTTTTCCTCTTCTGAAGAACCGTGACAAACTCTATGTGCAAGATAAGATCTGGCAGAAGATTTGTGAGGATTTGCGTTGGCAGTTCATAAGGTCTATCTGAAGACATTTATTCATGTATATGTCAACATATTCAATGATACTTGAATAAATTTGACGTTAATAAATTTTGAAAAAAGCACATTTATCTTCCGCCATTAAATAACTTCTTTTTCGTGTTATTCTTGCGTGTCTTGTTCGAATTTCTCTTATTCTTCGCAGTCTTGCGCGCATTCTTATACGCACTCAAGGCATTGTTACGTTTCTTGCGAGCATCCTTTAGAAAATTATAGTCGGCAGAGATGAGATTCGCCGTGTTCATTACGTCGGGAGTATAATTATAGATATTCTTCGACGGAATAGGAAGGCCGAACTCGTTGAGCGTCGGCTCATACTCCATTTGAAATCTGGAGCCTCTCTTATTTTTAGTTAAAGAAGGAGGGTTCATCTCTAAATAGCTATATAGAGAAAATACTAAAATTACGTTATACATACAGAGCCAACCCTCTTCTCAAATTCATCTATTGTAATCTTTCCCAGGGTATAACTATAATACGCATCCCTCAATTCGTTTGGCTCATCATGAGGCGTTCCAAGCACGCGAATACATTTCATAATCAGAGGATCAGCTCTCTTTCTAATTTCTTCAATTACTTTCAGCTGCTTTTCTGATTCCACCGTCCATTCCGAGGCATCAACAACTGGCTCGAATATGCCCGAATTGAAAGGGGCGACAGCAGTCTTAGAAATGGTAGGTGCAGCCGCAGGCTCAACACTCTTTTCTTTCATCGACTCTAAAAACGCAATCTTGGCAAGCGTATCACAAGCGGGCGATTTCGTTAAATGCTTATGTAAGTTCGACTTGTTGGCGAACTCCACGTCGCAATGAGCACAATAGGGCTTCTCAGAATCTCCTGAAATAGATTTATACAGAAGCTTCTCAACCCAATCTACTATACAAACCTTCGAGTCTATATGCGCAATCTTTATGTTTTTCTCAGAGATTTCCTTACAACTTAACTTTCTATCATGATGTCTCTTTAAAGACGCCTTTGTAGAAAAGTATTTCGAGCAGCCCTTACATTCCCATTCAGAAGAAGAAGTATCTCCCACCTCATCGATTAACTCCTTCGTAAGTTCACCCTCTTCATACGCCGATGAATAAGAAACATAATTCTTGGCAAATGTATTATTTGTTCGCACGCTTGTAGAAATTTTCCAATTCAGAGAAGTAATCGGCGCAGCCATGATTTTATTATGCGAAGGACTATATTCAATTGTAGATATCATCTTCTTAATACAAGAATCATCATTCATTTCCTTATTTTTATAATCAAATAGCGCCTGCCCAGATAAGTCAACCGCTTCAGTTCCCGAAAGTATATTCTCTGAGAGGTCGAGCATGGAAAATTCTAGGTTGGATCGCATTCTCTATACAAGAGAAAAACATCTCTTTAACCAAAAAAACACGCGGCGTGGGTTTTTGGTTGAAGAACCGGAGAGGAGTGGATTCGCTGTTTTTGGTTCTCAGCGGAGAAGAACGCTGTATTCGAGCGCGATCGCCTTGTCCTTCTTGATAAACCTCTTCTCAACAGAATCAGCAAGGGGAGCCGCGAGATTGACCTCTTTACCGTCAATCTTCGCATTTACCAGAATCACATTTTCATGAGCCTCTTCGGGGAAAAAGTCCATGATGGTCGTGAGAAACCCTAGATCCGCGGGCGACTTGCTAGAGTCAACCGTCACCTTTTTCTCTTGTCTCGCGTGTTTACGAATAATCTGCGTGACTTCCTGGATTCTAGCGTTCTCCAGACCGGGCGATGGATAGGCTTTCACGGTGAGGGTAACTTCCATACTATTAATGCATAACCAAATGAATATCTAGAAATTGTTTATCTGTTAGTCCATTGTCAACAGCAGACTTTGAAAGATCAACCGTCTTTTTGCCACTCTTTACAATAGTAGAGATACAAGAGGACCGAACTTTATCGTCTATTATCTTCATAGCACGCTCTACAACTCCAGTAAGCGGTGCGGAAGGGTCCACGCCATAGGACACATGGCAACCAGAATACTTCTCTACAGCTGAATGAATCGCCATCTTTCGCATGGCATCAACACCAGGAGACTCTTCAAGGACGATAACGAGGTGAAATTCCATCTATTATATCTCATGAAAATGAATTAGGGTAAGTTGAACTATACGTGTCTATTGATACATTCATCAACGAGGGCTGAAGAACTTCTACCCATGTCAGCGTAGATTGATTAAACATAACAGTCTCAACTTGGCTTGTTGAGATATTAAATAGGGCAAATTGAAAAGTTGTTTCCGTATTTGCTATACTATTAGGCCCAGTTATAACCCAATTAGAATCGGGTGAGGTATATGTATATGAAGCACCCGAAATATTATATGATGTCATTGTAGTAAATTCAGAAAAGGGAGGACCATTGAAAAAATATACAAAATTATTATTTTGGAAGGCAATATGATAAGGAGGAAGAATAGGTGTAGGTGTTTCTATAAAAGTATTTGAAGTGACTATAAGAAGTGCTCCAGGATTTGAATTAGCTGAATAAGCAAATAGAGTTCCTACCCCTTTATCCGTCCTATAGTATGGAGTTTGAGGATCATTAGGATCTACAATTATTGTATTCGATGTTTGGTAATTAGAGCCATCTATAAATATAGAGAATTGATTACTTGTATTAGTATTATAGAATATCGTATTATTTCCTGATATGCTAGCGACCTCGAAATATTGATTATTATTAAATAGAATATCTCCAGTTATATTATTTACAATATTAGTATTGAATCCAGTTGTTTCATTGAGTTTATAAATACCTAGTATATTAAAAAAATAATTATTCATACAGTAAAGATCGGGATAAAAATATGTCATCATATTATTCATATTTATTAGATTTGAAGATATATCAACTGTCTGTCCAATACACCGCGCCACGCACTGTTCTGTTGTAAGTTCAAAAAATTCAAGACCAGATCTATTCATTCGCATATTATAAAAATAATAACTATCGCCAGAAATATCTGTTGTAATAAGATTTCCAGTGTTTTCGGGTATGAAATAGATTGTTCCTTGGGCTACTGTATGTCCAGGATTATTTTGATAAGGATCTCTGTCATACACATACTGGAAGAAGTTGGGCAAGTTCGACGTGTAATTGTGCGATAAGTGCCAGCGCTGAAATCTATTCATATCAAGAGTGGTAAAGACGTTAGGATCACTCATTAAGTCGGCATCGCCCACGTAATTTGATAGGAATACTTGGATATCCGAATCATTGAATAGCGTGCCAGCAGTATCGGCAAACCCAGATAGGAGCATCTTTACCACAATAAAATTATGTCCATAAAATGTCATGCTAACATCATAACTACTCGACGGCGATGATAATCTTGAATCTGATGTAATATCTGAGAATGCACTATTCCATTCATCTTTTTGGATAGTGAACCAAAGATGAGATACAGAAGGAGCGCCTCCTAGGCCATATTGTTGCTGATAATAATAGGATCCAGTTCTTCCATTTGACGTTGTATAACTGCCGCTGTTATTACTCAAAGTAACCCCATCTACAACATATGGTAGCACATCTTTCGCGGATATCTTTATAGATGAATCTATCATATAATCGCTATAGGATACAAACCCTGCAGTCATGTGAAGAGTATTGCTCGGCTTTGAAGAGACATATCCGAAAAATACATTGCTATCGCATGTTAATTGACGATGTTCTCCATAGAAATTAGGTATGTTGCTATCAAGACCTGCTAGATAGGTAGATTCTCTGAAAATCTGTACTAAACATTGATTTCCACCTCCAGGGGCAAATACACCACACGTTGTTCCGTTATTAAGATTTACATTTCCATTATATATATTATAATTAGGCGTATTATATACTGAAAGGGCAAAGTTATCACTTATACCTGTTTCATATTCACCAATATATCCTGATCTACGTATATTATCTACATTCTTATTATGGTAATCTACATTCGAAATAACTACAGGTGTTAATATAGGTAATCTATTAAATACATAAGAATCATAGTTAGACGTTGTTGTATTCAAAAAACTATATTTATATTTAGTATAATTTATACCGAAAGAACGTGAATTATAGCCATTATCTGTAAGATATTTTCCAGAGGGCAATGAATAAGTAGTATATGTAGTTGTTCCTGATATATAATATATAGTATTCCAATAGTTTGCACTACTACCTAGAACAACAACATAATCTCCTGTATCAGTTCTACTATCAGGATATTGCGTTGTAATGAGAGGATTAGGTGTAGTTTGGGTAGGAGACCAAGTCCAATATGTATAATTTATATTATCTGTGGTTGTTACATATACACCATATGTAACAAGTGATATTATATCTGTAATAGATACACCTACAGCCAATGTGATAGAAGTTAAGATATCAAGATTGGGATTATATAATTGAATAATATAAGAATTTAGCGTAGGATCAAGATAATATACAATGAAAGTCTCCTGTCTAAAATTTGTAGCAAAATTTGGATACGATTCAATATATGTTATATTTCTGACAACAGTTCCATTAAAATTCACAAATTGATGTATTCTATCATTTAATCCATCTGTTGGATTGTATATTGCATATACTGGGACAAATCCAGCGGAAAACCAATCGACATAATCCAGAGAATAGTTTGCGACAACAATACCTGAGTCGATATTCGGTATCCACGTAGCAGTCAAAGAATTGTAAATTAAATATTCATAGTTGGTTACACCTTCCCAGATGATATAGTAAGACCATTGGGAAGGACCTGAAGGAGTAATAGGAGTCGGAGGGGCACTCGGCGGATAGGCAGCATCAATAATGGCCTGGCGCTCGGCAACTGTAGTATTGATTGTTCCCTCGAGAAGAACGGATATATAGTCGGTGTATGAAACACCTGATGTAAAGGAGGGGACCGAGTTTACGTGAGGGCGCGGGGCAGTTTCTCCCTTCTCCACTGCAAGCTCACGAAGAACGTAGTTGGCGTAGATAACTCTACCCTGACGACGTTTTGTCAACTCAGAAGATAACATACTGTCTTGTATTGATAAAATATCTACTTACGCATGACTTGACACGAGTTGAACAAGTGTTCCAGGAGAGGTCGAACCAAATGTTTCTTTACGCGGCAGAGTCTTGTAATAGAAGTATGAAAGAATTCCAAGAGGGACGAGGACAATATAGAGTTTGGTGAGTTTGTCCATCTACATCTTTGATAGAAATCCTATGAGGATATCTATTAAATATTAAAAACACCCTATTCTACATTTACGCACGCATCGGGAAACCCACGAGGTTCGCGCCGATACCGAAGCCAGCGCCCTGGCGAGCCGTCACGCCGATGCTCGGGGAGACCACGTCGAGGATGGCGAACACGGCGGCAGCGACCACGGCGAGCGTCAGGATCTCCTCAACCGGCAGGGACTTCTTCGGGACAAAGATCGCGGCGATGGCGACGAAGAGACCCTCGATGAGATACTTGATGGCGCGGTTGATGATCTCAGTGGTGAAGTCCATTTATACTATATTCTTTGAAAAGATTTTTGTTCAGGAACAGCAACTCGCGTAAAGCTGCTTAAAAGCGAAGAGTGAATCCGTATAGAATGTCACAGTCGGAGCGCGAGGATTTCCTGAATGAGGACGTTGAGATTCCGGGACAGAAGTTCTGCCTCCTCAGTTTCCTAAGTCCGGAGAAGGTTCTTGCCAGCAAGGAGCAGTTCTACTTTGGAAAGTTCCTTGAGCAGTATGAGTTCAATTTCCGCATCCAGAATCTCGAGACCTACCTCGTGAAGACGATGAAGGAGTTCAACGACAAGATGGATGCCCGCGCCACGGAGTTCGACAACAAGGACCTCAGCGGCTGCGCCGACATCTGCCGCAACTCGCGTGTCCGCGTCGACACGACGATGGATACGTTCCAGAACTTCGTGAAGGAGAACACGAAGGCCATGAGCGCCTCGCAGCTCAAGGAGTCGTATGAGGACTATGTCTACAAGAACAAGACGAAGCTGGAGGAGGACTTCTTTGCGAAGAATGAATTCCGCACGACGGTTCGTGGCCTCAAGGTGCGTGGCATCTATGGCTCTCGGGGAGAGGCTGAGGCTCGTTCGAAGAAGCTCCAGCGCAATGACCAGCTCCACAACATCTTTCTCGGCGAGGTCGGCAAGTGGCTGCCGTGGGACCCTGAGCCGACGGATGTTACGGAGCAGGAGTATGCCGAGGATCAGCTCAATACGCTCATGAAGAAGTATAAGGAGAACGAGGACGCGCGCGAGATGTTCATGCGCGAGAATCGCAATCGCATGAAGTCGGGCCCTGGTGTTCAGGTGAGCCCTGGAGGCGATGCGGTGCCTGCCCCCTCCGCGGGTGGCGACTACAATGCGATGTTCGATGGCCCTGCCGATCTTGCCATTGCCCGCAAGCAGATGCCGCCGAATTGAGTGAACTTATAAAGATATAAATAAAGATAAAAGCGAGTATTTATTAAATACTTGATTTTAGTCGTATAATCTGGCGCCTATATTTACTTGGGCGCGCAGGCGTTATCCTTCATCGCCGTTCCAGGAGGGCAGGCGGCAACCTGGAAACCCTCTGAGAAATAGTTATTCGTATACTTCGGGTTGATATCGATGCACTTCTTGTTCTGGCAGAACTGGCCCTCAGCGCAGACTACGCCATAGCAAGAGAGGTCCGCGAAGCCATCATAGAGAACGCCAGGAAAGACGAAACGCACCGCAGCTATCAGCACGAGTATGGTAACAAACGAAGCCACGAGATACAGCAGGGCATATTTACTGGAGGTCTTCATGTCTACTTACTGGTGCGACTAAAAAATTTTATTTTTTAGATCAATCGCCAGGTCATGACGTCAGTTATTCTTTATTTTCGGGTGTTTCAGGAGCGGCTTCAGGAGTAGCCTCGGGCTCTGCCTCAGCCTCGGGTTCGGGCTCAGCAACGGGAACAGGGACAGGCTTCGGTAAGCAAGTTCCCTTCTTTCCAGGCTCGCTCGAATGGCAGACAGCGTTTTCTCCGCAGGAGTTCTCAATCTGCGGATTACAATCACTTCCCAGGCCCGTCTTGGCGAGAACAAAGAACCAGCGATAGACTCCCCACATCACGATAGCAAGGAAGAAAACTCCACCCACCATGAGGGCAGTCGGCAGATTTACGCCCAGTTCGAATGTCATACGAGAAAGAAACTCCATTATACTTGGTGACCAATGATTCGTTTTTGCTAAATAACCGGAAGATCAGTTTGCTTCGGGATATAGGGGGTCTTTGTGGATTTACAATATCCGTTTATACACTGAAGAGGTGCCTCGCAGGAAGGCATGCCTACACCGCACATCGAATACGCCTCGATGCGTAGGGAACGGTGAGCAAAGACGAGTGCAAGGCAGGCGGCGGCAACCAGTAGAAGTCCATAGATTGCTGTTGATGCCTTGACCATTATTCTGACGTGATAATTTAAAAATATAAAACTCTATGAGTTTTATATTTTTAAAGTTATATCACTAATTAGTCGTTGGACATTAAGTCACGACGTTATCTATTCTAGGCCTTCTTTACATTAATTGCGGGCCCCTTGAGTTTTCTGGCGGCGTTCGGATCATACTGATTTCCACCCTCCTCCTTTTCTCTCATGTGGCGTGCCGAGTGCTCCCAGAATTCAGGGGCACCTATGCGGAAATGGTCAGGATGCATCTCGGCCTTATACCAGAAAATGATGTCCTCCAGCTTATTACTCTGAGTAGTATTATCAATCACGAGACACTCATAATTCTGCGTACACTGGTCCATGATCTGCGAGAAGAACTCGAAACTGGGAAAGGCTGATCCATAGTTGTCGAAAATGCGCTTTCGGTTGGTCATATAGGGTTCGCGCAAAATAAAGACAAAATCCACATTCGTGCGCAGAGCCGGCTGGATACCCAGCGGATACTGCATAGTGATCAAAAAGAACACCTTGAGCCAGCGACCGTTCATGAAGAGATAGCGAATATTCTTGTCATGTGTCCAGCTGTCATCATACATACAGTCATCAAGAATCAGAAAAGAACGGGGGTCGTGACGTGATTTCATCTGGCCTGCTGCCTGTTCAGCCATGATCTTCGCCATGATCATTTTCTGACGTTTGACATAATTGGCCAGAATCAGAGAGTTATACTCGCCGTGAATGAAAAGAGGCGGAATCATCTTCGAGTAGAAAGAATTCGACTCCTCTGTTCCTGAAATCACAGTGCCGAGGGGCATATCTTGGTGGTGGAACAGCAGATCGCGCACAAGTGTAGATTTGCCAGTGCGGCGGCGACCAATGAAAACGGCTACGGCGTCCTGGGGAATCTTTTTCATGTCAAACTTGCGCAGACTTACATCCATTGCTGATAGGGCCGCCATCTGCTAGGAACTATTGGTAATCAAAATAATTTATAACGCGCTTTTACACGTAGTCTGGTAATCTTGATATGAAAAAGATGGACAAACTCCGGGGGATGAAACTTCCACCGCCCAGGTTTGTAAATGCGCCCATGCCAGAAGATCTCTCACATGTAAACGGATACAGAGATCTTCAGACATTCTTTCCAACCCTGAACAAGGTCTTTCGGTTAAACAAGTTTCAGAGTCAGACATTCTGGCTGGATACTCCTATGCGAATTTCAAAGATTGACTGCTCAGGAACGAGCGGTCCGTGCGAGATTCTTCTCGTAGACGGATCAGGAAATCAGAAGACAGTCACTTCTTTCATGAAGGTCACACATCTCCTTGATCCTGTTCGCTGGATGCGTGGGACATATAGTCTTCCCAGAGTTTCTGGACTCCCGTGGCATTCCAAGACCTGGACAAATGCCTGGCATAAGTTACAGGATCCGTGGAATCAGGCCTATGTAGAGTGTCTGGCCACCTATGCTCTTTCAAAGCTCGTAGAACGTAATCTCACGCCCCATTTCAATCAGTTCTATGGCTCTTTTTGCTCGATGGCCGATGTCTACCGCTACAGCATCAATGACGAATATCAGAGCTTTCGGAATACACGTTGGTTCTGGAAGGGAAAGGAGAATGGCCTCTATTCGCTCGATGTTGTGAATTCGGAAGTTCCTGGAGAGCCTGTGCCGGCCTCTGTCGTTGCTGATTTCTTGACGCCGCCCGATATGACGGATGAAGAAGAGGAGGACGAGGACGAGGAGGAAATCGATGCGGAGGAGATTGAGGCAGATGATGGCAGTCTCCACTCGGCCTCCATGGATGACAAGAGTTTCGAGGACGAGGACGAGGATGAAGAGGACGAGGAGGAAGGCGAGGACCAGTATAAGATCTATGCGAAACTGCCGAACTTTCCTGTGATGATGATTTTTACGGAATCCAATACGGAGACAATGGACTTTCTTCTGAATCCTGAGAATTGCGGCATGACACCTGGAACTGCCGAGTGGGAGACAACGTGGTCTGCATGGATTTTCCAAGCGATTGCCGCCTGTTGCGTGATGCAGAATGTTCTGGGAATGACCCACAATGATCTTCACACGAACAATATTGTTTGGACAAAGACGGATGTTGAGTTCCTCTACTATCGCTCGAATTCTGGAGAGGTCTGGAAGGTTCCCACCTTCGGACGACTGTTCCGCATCATTGATTTCGGTCGCAGCATTTTTTCAGTGAATGGAAAGATGTTCGTCTCGGATGATTTCCGCAGTGGAAACGACGCTGCGAGCCAGTATTCTTTCAAGCCCCTGGTATCGCATCCTTCTCACGAAGTTCCTCCCAATCCTTCTTTTGATCTGTCACGTCTCTCAGTGAGCCTTTTCGAAGCCCTCTATCCTGAGAAGCCTGCCGATTCCGATAGCAAGAAGATTCTGAGTGAGGAAGAAGGCCTCGTTGTCCGCGAGACAGTCTCTCCTCTCTATAATATTCTCTGGACCTGGTTGGTCGACGATGAAGATAGAAATATTCTGATGGAGCCCGACGGTTCCGAGAGATTTCCCGATTTTGATCTGTATAAGCACATAGCAGAGCATATACAGAACGCGCGTCCTTCTGAACAGATTCACAAGGCACCCTTTTCTGGATTCAAGACAAAAGAGGTCCCTCCTGAAGGAAAGGCCTATCCGCTCTTTTCTTAGATGTGGGCCAGACGGTCAGGAGAGCCGAAGCCAGGCTCGTTGCGGCAATTCCAAGAGGGGTTGAACGGGCCGCCGCAGATTCCCTCTCCAGTAGGAAGGCCGAGAGAATCGACAATCGCCGTGTAGACACCGTTAAAGGTGGCATCCTGGATGGAGGCGCACTCGGTCGGCGTGTAGACACGGAGGAGCTGGCCGTTCTGGGCCGGATCCTTCCAAGGACGACCCGAGCCCATGCACTGGGCAATCGTCGGCGGCTTGCTCTGGGCAGGGGACGTGTTTCCGTTGCGGTCAACGAGGGCTAACTGTCCCTGCTGGTTCTTCAGCAGATACATAGGGCCCGTGGGGAATCCCTCTCCATCAAACCAGACAGGCTGTGCGCTAGGAGGGATAGGAGTGGCCGTCGACTTCACAGAGGCGATCGTGTTCGTCACAGGCGCAGCGACAGCAGGTGACACAGAGGAGTTCGCCGTGATAGGGGCAGGCATGAGACCTCCTGAGGGAGGAGCGGGGAGTCCCTTCACATCAGTGGGGATGCCTGTCGGCATGGGAGCTGCCTGAGGGGTGGGTCCAGCCATAACCGTGTGCGCATCCATAGGGACACCATACTCGCTCTTCGCCATAGGAGCAGCAGCAGGGTGGAAGATCATCGCATTTCCAGAAGCATCCGTCTCTCCCGTCACGCCCTGGGGCTTGAGGCAGATATTGAACTGGCGGAGACCAGCCGTGAAACTCGTGCAGAGGGCGCCATACTCGCACTCATTATCCGTGTTGCAGTCCGTTCCAGCCATCTTGCGGCATGTCGTAGGAGCAGTGGGGTCGTTTCTGCTGCACACGAGATTCGTGTCGCATGTCTTCAGAACACCGTTGATCATTCCGCACTGGCCGCCGTATTTTACAGCCATCTGATTGTCGGCATAGATGCCGCACTTCACGAGCGTCCCAGTAACGTCGTCGAAGTTTTCCAGAAGAGAGACCTTTCTCAGAGATATGACGAAGAGGACAACCGCCAGTATTAAGAGGCCTAGGAGTATCGTTTCCATTACTAATAGTTTCGTTTTTCGTTTTTCGGTTATTTGCTAAATTATATGATCAATGTTGGTCCTACCAAAAAACATCATAGAATAGACTCAGAATCGAGGAACACCTACCTGAATTTCCATTTCATTCGTTACAGAATCTAGACCCATTGCCCCACCGGAGAGAATTGTCTTGAAGGAGGGTAGATAGTCAGCAACCGACTTTAGACTATCAGGGACAAGCTGGAGTAGAAGGAGCACAAGAATGCCACCAATGATAAAGTCACGCATGACGGATTTCATCGTGGGCATCTTCTTTTCCGTGAAGTAAGCACTCGCGGCACCGATTGTGGCAATAAGAAATCCACCGAGGGCTATGCCAGGAAAAAAGAGAGCTGTGTCGGCCATGTTCTGGCGCATCCTAGGAAAAAACAAATCATTTTAAACCGCTAACGTGATAATTTAAAAATAAACTCAAAGAGTTTATTTTTAAAGTTCTATCACTAAATAAGTCACGACGGTACTGGAATTTCAGAGCTCCTCGTAATCGTCCGCTGTATCGAGACCCGTGGCAGCAGAATCGAGGATTCTTAGCTCATCGTCTTCCTCATCATTTGTATTATCTGTAGGGGCTCCATCGACGTCAAATACCGTGTCAATATCTGTGAAGCGGACAGAGGGTTCTGTGTCAACTACAATCGTCTCCTGCGGTGCCGCGGGCTCAGGCTCAGGAACAGGCTCAGCAACCGGTTCTACAACGGTCTCCACCACATGCTCGGCCACAGGCTCGAGCACAGGCTCCACAATAGGTTCAGCGACGGGCTCCACCACTGGCTCGACCACAGGCTCTACCACGGGCTCAACGACAGGCTCCACAAGAGCAGCAACAGGCTCAGCCACTGGTTCCACAACAGCAGCAACAGGCTCGGGAGCCGGAGCCTTTTCATCCTCGTCGTCTTCTTCACCGTCGTCATGAAGATACTCACGCAGGATGCTCTTTACAGGCAGCATTCCACGGATTGACTGGAGAACACCATCCTGGAGAAGACCCTCGACAGCATTCAGATTCTTCTGTCTCTCGATAGGAGCACCCGTCGGTGTAAAAAGATATACATTCGACCACAGAAGACGGGCACAATCTCCAAGCGTTCTGTGAAGAAAGTGATCGAGCTTGGGGATCGTAATCTGGAGCTTCTTCTTCTTCGTCGTCAGACGGATAGCAGAGAGAACCTTCGTGTGGGCAATGAAGACAGCCGTGAGAAGCTCCTCCAGATAATCACACTTGGCGAGAGCCTGGACACGAGTTGTTTCCCGCTTCACGCGATCAAGATTCCACTCAGGAATATCCTTCAGTAGATTCTGAAAGTTCCACAGCAGCTTCTTCGGTTCCACGTCCTTCTCCTTCGCCTCGTCGAGCATAACAAGGAAATAATCCTGAAGAGCAGGCACTAAAAACTGGCAAAGCTGGCGCGTATATTCGCCCTTTGCCTCGGCGTAGACGCCGATATTCTCTCCCATCGAATCCGTATCCATATCTTTTCATTATTGTGTTCCTTCATTTGTCTTTTTACCGCGTTTCACTTTTCGAGTGTAAGAAGAAAGCAATCTGAGCCCAGCAAGAAGATCCGCCCCCCGTTCCGCGAATACATCTCTGAAGAAGTGTATCTCCCCAGCCATATTTTGCTATACACCAATCCAAAATAGAATAGGGGTCGACGCCCTGATTCTTCAGATGATTCAGATCCGTATAGGCAATCTCTTTCGGAAGAGGAACCTGCTTTACTAGACCAAGGCCTATTGCCATTTCCATATTCTTTGCCTGTCTATAGGACTTTCGCAACGGCATATTAATAATTTTACAGCGACTTAGAATCGGCGGAGACAGCTTCCAGGGCTCGCGCACCTCCAGAACACATGTAATATTCGAACTCGCAGTCTCTAGGATTCTGCGAAGAAAGGCCTGTGCTTCCTGTGTCAAATCGTCTGCCCCCTCGAGCCACACATAGACTGTATCACGCGCCCTCACAAGCTGGTGGAGAACTTCGCGACCCTCGCGCAAAGACCGATCAATACGCGTATTCCAGCGAAAGAGCTGAGCTTTCCGAAGTTTCGCCTGGGACCGAATCCACTCTGTCTTTCCTGAACCTGCTTCACCGCATACGAGAAGCGCACTTTTGGGTGTTGCTACTTTGGTAGGAAATGACATCCCTCTCAATGTATATTTCTTCAGCTTTTAGACCAGATCTTCTTACATGTCCGCCAGCATTTCCTGTAAGAGTCTCTCATCGTGCTGGGCATTCTTGAAAAGACTCTGGTGAAGAGGATTGTTCTCCACCGCGGCTACCACATCTCTGCCGTTTCTCTCCGAGCTGATATCGAGCTTGAGAGGAACGCGGTATTGGACCTGACCCAGATCCGCAACTCCCGTGGGGATACTGTTTACGCGATTGACGGCATTGCTGCGATCATTTACAGAATCGGCGTCAAGCTTCTTATACGTCACACCCATCTTTTCTCCTGTGAAAACGGCCACGTTACCATTTCCAGCAATCGGGCGACGACCCTTTGCAATCTGCTCCTTGATCGGGTTCGTGCGCATATTATACGCAGAATCGTGGCTGGTGAAATCGCGATTAGCCGAGTTTCCTGCGCCGAAATACTCGGACTTGGCACTGATTTGCGCCTTCTGCGTCGGTCTCGCGATATCATCAGGGTCATAGACCTTGAGACGCGTCGGCCCATCAGCAGGTGCCGCCGGTCCATAGCGATCCCAGTGGATGGTCGTCTCCTTCACCGTCGTGCGCGCGACATCATTCGGGTCCCAGACCGTCACAGCAGGAGCACCATTCGCATATCCAGTAGCAACACCCGCCTGGCGGATATTTCCACTCGTCTCCTCGCGACGTGTAGGGCGACTCGTGTCTGTATACTGAACCGTGAGAGCACCCGTATCAGCCGGTGCCAAATTGAGCGCCATGGTGCGCTCACCCGTGGCCGAGCGCTCATTGGGGCGCATCTCAATCGAGGAACGACCATAATCGGCCTCAGGAGCATCCGTGTCGCTGGTATAGTAGGCCGTTCCGTCCGCGTTACGGTATCCAGCACCACCATACTGCTGCGCCATCGGCGTGCGGTAGGAGCCCGTGACATAGGTCTCTCCAAAGGCCTGGGAGGCGGCAACACCAGTATACTCGACGGAGGTCTCAGGACGCACCGTGTGCTTCATGACCTGAACAGGGCGCGCCGTCTCGCGCTGCGCATCCGACGCGAAGGCACCAATGTAGCGCTCACCTGATTCGTCAATGAAGAAGGTATCAGGGCGGTATTTGCGCACCTCTCCAGCATCGGCCATTGCTTCACCGATGAAGTGGGAGCCAGGAATCACCGGTTTATCGTAGGTGAGCTTCGGCTTGTCGGCCGTGCGAAGATCGTCTGTGCGGCGAATGTTGTTGATCATCGTCTGGTTCACCTCGAACTGGTTAAATCCTCCCTTGCCAGTGGAGCCGAACTTCTCTCCCACAGCAGGACCGACGCGAACAGGCTCGAACGGCTTCTCACCCGCACGGCTGCGCGGGGTATTAATGCGGCTCTGAACAAAATCCGTATTGTCCTCCATTCCAAAGGGGTTACCAAAGGGCGTGTTGGCCGTGTCGAACATCGTCTCGACCTCCTTTTTGGCAATGATGGTTGTGCCAGAGCCCGTGTAGGAATCGAGAATGCCAGTGTTCGCCGAGGAGCCTACATTCTGACGAACACGACCACCATAGAAAGGGGTCATGTTGGAGTGCTTGAAGTCCTTCGAGTTGATCTTCTGGCCCGAGAGGGGGCTGACGATGTAGTCGCCGTCAACATAGGTCGCATTCTCCTCAACACCGTTCGCATTCATCTGAACCTGCGGCGTCGATGAATCAAGAGGGCTCGGCGACGGCTCGAATCCTTCGAGCTTAGTTCCACGATTCGCATAATCAAATGCGTTTCCGTGGGGGCCGGGACTGAGTTCACTGGGGTATGTCTGACCGCCAGGTGTCGCATACATGAGGCCGAGCTCCTGATTTGCGCCCTTTGCCGATCCACCTTTTACACTGTTAAAGGCACGGGGGACCTGAACAGCGCCAGCATCGTCCACGAATGCCTCGCGCATCTGTGTTGCCTTCTTAATTGATATCGGTGGCGGGGGTAGAGCATTATTTTCTTCTGTCGTATTGCTCAGGCGTGTAACGATATATCCAAGACCTAGAAGTCCTGCAAGAGCTGCGACCTCCATACTACCTCAGGGTTCCTAATTTAAGAACTGCCGATAACTTTCATACGTGGTTCAACAAGAATTTGCTCGTAGAATTTGGTATGATTTAATTAAGATACAAACCTATTCACCGTTAGGCTTTCCAATACAGTCTCCGTGTGTTCTGTATTTCACACGGTCATTGTTGCGCGACGGTATGAAAAAGTCAAAAGGCGTCTCAAAGGTGAGCTGCGGATTGTGGGGCATATCCTGCCATCGATTCCACCCCGTCGCGCGAAGAGTACAAGGAGGATTCGAAAGACGATTAAAAATCTCAGGAAAGCTCTCATCAGGTGCCGCCTCAAGGGGCATCTTGTTGAACTTGTTTGTCGTAGGATTGTAGGACTGGTTATTTCCACGAACCCGCGAACTCAGACGATTTATATTCTTCAGATCCGACTCAATATCTGTTTTCCACTGGCCCGCCACCCAGCTGGCCCCTGATTTCTGGATGCGCGTCGTCGCGTCAACAGGAAAAGAAGAGGGGCAGTTTATGCCGGGCGCATTTGTATAATACTGAACAGCATACCCAGAAATGCGCATATCATCTGACTGACGGAAATCATCCATTCTCAGACGGGTGAGATTTTGTTGTTTTACTGTCTGCTGTTCCGAATACATCCTACACCGAGCGTGGAATTTATATACTTCCGCGTTTTCTCTTCTGTGTTTTTCTCCTCTCATCACGAATTCTGTAGGCCCAGAAGGGCACCTCTTCATTTCGCTTCGAAGAAGCTGCGTTGTAACGGAGATGGTTACGTAGAATCTTTTGACGCTTGCTTCTCTTTTTTGTAAAGGGCCGCGTAGCCATTCTACACTCTCACCCTAAAACTTCTCGGGTCTGTCGCAAGTCTCCTTGTAGAACGGCTGCGGGGCAAATGTGGCAGGATAGGCCCACATCTGATAGTCGGGCTGGTGCTCAGGCGCAATATTCACCTTCATGTGACCCTTCAGCGACTTTCTCTCGATTGTCTTCTGGTCAACGAAGAGGGGCTGGTGGAGACGGCTATTGCCGCGCGTGGCAGGGCGCGTGATTCCCATGAGATCCGATTCGAGGTCGACACGGTTACCCTTGATACCGGATACCTCATTCCCTCCAACAATGCCGAGCATGTGGCGAGCAGGCTTCACGTGCTGGTAGGTATGTATATCAAAATCATAACTCTGGGGATTTTCCTCCTGTTCTGTGGGCGTTTTCATCGCGGGTGTGTTGAAAGCCTCATCGTATTGGGAATCTCCTGAGCCAATGTTTCCTCCGAGAAAAACGACGGAACCTACTTTTGAGCCGACTTTGCCAGCAATGAACGCCATCTCTTTACCGTGATAACTAGAAAATAAAGACGAATGAATATTTCAAAAATGATCATTTCGTTCATAAAAATTACTAATCGATTCACATATACTCTTTAACCGATACGGGCAACACCGACGGCGTTGGAGGTGTTGGCAGCCGCCGCGGTGGCAGCGAAGACGCGGACATAGCCCGTGACCTGGCTGTTGCCCTCGTAGTCAGTGTCATTGAGCACCGTAACCAGGCGGAACTTGTCCTGAACCAGGCCCGTCGTGGCGTTGGTCAGGACAACCGACTTGCCCATATCACGGAAGAGGGTGCCAGCGGCATTGCTCGTAGCAGCCGTGGCTGACAGGAAGGCCGCGCGCGGCATGACAGCCTTGATGGCCTTCGCATTGGCCGCCGACGTCGGGGTAAACAGGAACGCACCCGCAACAGCAACTAAGTTTCCACCATTGACCGGAACCTGAGCGAAACCAGACTGAACAGATGACATTCTATACAAGGTAATAAGATATAAATACGCGGTAAGAGCCTTCATAAAACTTCCTAGCAGTTTACATCGCGGACATACGAACGCGTAGGAAGGCCGCCGCGAACCCAGCCGGTAGCCGCAACTTCAGGGACAATGTTCTTTGGGTTCTGGATATTCTCCTTGACCGACGGGATGAGCGGCTGGAAGACGCCGTCGAACTGCATCTCCGTGACGGTGCCGCACTCCTTGCCCTGGCGAACCATCTCGCTGTGGAGGAGGAGAGACTCAACATCCGGATTTCCGCGGCCGCCACCCATGTAGGGGACCGCGAGAAACGGACGCGCCTGCGGCCGGATGTTGGAACGGTTGTTCTTGAATTCAGGCTGGTTCCGTAGAACAGAGTCCGCATCAATATTAGCATTATTCAGACCGAAGCCCTCGCGAGGATAGACGACGAGATTATCGACAGCGAGAGGATTCACTTCGCGGGCATTCGGCACCAGGTTTGTGGTGTAATATTTGCCAGCCGTAATAGATTGTGTGTAATACTGCTCGATTCCACAGTTATCATCCTTGGTGTGTGTAGAACGGTTTACCTGGAAGGCCATCTTCTCTGCCTAGGAATAAGTTTTCTATGCTACAAGAAATGACACTCGCGGATACTTTCTGCAGATGCGTGAAGGCGGTGAGGAAGACAATAAAACTCCGCAATCGTTCTTCGAAAGACAAAGAAGGTGCTGCGATAGGGGTTTGTACCAAGTCTGTGCTACAGACTCGGGGCAGAACACTCAAAAAGTTCACTTGTAAGAAAAAGAAGTCTCTGCGGACTCAGAAACTACCGATCGGCGCTCACCCACGGTAACTTACCGCCATCGGTTCCGGGAAGACAGGCCTCACGACCTCCCTCCTTACACGTTTTCCCAGGAATCTTGTAGAGCCAATCCTGAAACGATGCCTGATCGTTCGGAATTGTCGTGCTGGGCATCGTAATGAACTGACGCTGACTCTGGGAACGTCCAAAGACGTCCGTAGGGTCACTCGTGAACTCCACGCGGAAAAAGTCGTCGAGGGCAACTTTCGTATCTACCTCGCCGATATCAGAGGCAGGAGGGCGTGTCGGATTATATTTAATCTCATCGAGCAGAATATTCATAAACGGATTTCTCGGCGTAGGAACCGTCTGGGAAGGGACCGCAGCTGTCGGCTTCGGCGGAACAGGCTCGATAAAGGTTGTAAAAGCCTCAGTCTTCGAGGGAACGGTGGGGACAACATAGGCTCCAAAGACCGGCAGTAAAATGAGAGTTGCCGTAATGAGGAGCAGAATCGACGGATAGCTCGTGGCATAGATAGAAAAGAGTGCCCCAGAAGCGAGCATCGCCATTCCATACCAGACAATCATCGTATTAACGAGTTCACTTTTACAGCTGGCCTCTATCGGCTGTGTGAACACGGTTTTCAAAATCTTGGGAAGTGCTCTCACATCTTCATATATATACGGGTCGCACAGTGTGTTTGACATTCACACCCTCTACCGGTTACCGTGATAATTTAAAAATAAAAAACTCAAAGAGTTTTTTATTTTTAAAATTCTATCACTAATTAGTCCTAGGACATTAATTTTAAGAAAGCAGTGGCTTTCTTAAAATTAAGTCACGACGTTAGTAGCAATTTACTTTTTACTTCTTTGTTTCCTTCTTTCGGGCATCCAGCTTCTTACGTAGACGCTCGCGAGCAATGGAAAGACGATTCTCGCCATCGCGGCCTACCTTCTGTGCCGTCTCCGTGTCACCGAATGAAAAGGCGTCACGGAATCCGCTCATCATTTCAACGAATGCGGGATTCGACTGGAACTCCTTCATGAGCTCCTCCGCCTCGTTGGCCAGATCCTGGGGCTTGAATTCGCCAGACTGCATCTTCGCCTGGAGCTTCTTTCCAACACGCATCATGATGCCCTGGAGATTTTCAGGATTCTGGGACGAGGCCTGCATGAGAATCTCGAAGGCGCGGCTGGGGTCCTTTTCGCACGCCGCGATATCCTCCGCGCTCATGCCAAAATCCTCGGGCTTGAATTCGCGGACCATATCCTCTGCCAGCTTCGCCAGCTTGCCCTTCAGAAACCGCTCAGGGAGAGGCGGAAGAGCACCAGGTGTGGCACCGCCGAACATCGAGCTGAACTTCTCGGAAAGATTGCTGAAGTCGACGCCATTCATGCGGCCGCGCCACTCCTTCAGGAGTGTATCGAGAAACTCCTTGGAAAAGTCGCCCATTCCAGCGGGGTCATTGACGGCGGCGGCAACATCGAGGATCGCGAGATAATCGATGATGGCCTTCTTCGTATTGGCGGAAAGAGAATTCCAAACACTGTTGCGGATACTGAGGCCAGGAAGAACAGCGGCGGGATTCTTTTCAGGAACTCTTACTGCCTTCACCATCACTTCCGCCCTGTAGCGCTTCTCGCGAAGCTCGGGGCTCAGAGCCTTCGCGCTAGCAATGGCCTTGCTATACTCAGGGCAAGCGCCCTCCAAATCATCGCAGAATTCCGTGAATTTCTTGTTAAACAGACTGCTTTCAAGGGGCGCCGTAGTTTCCATCTCTCTACTCTCTTTGGAAGACAGGAGACTGTTTCTTTACGCTCTCACCAGTGAAAAAAGAAACATGCTCAAAGCATCTTTCTTTCTGCCACTACCCAACCCATCTTAGTTATTAAACGTCCTTCGCCTTCGCACACAGCGCCACAAGAACCTTCAGATACTTCCAAATATGAGTCTTGTTGTCGTCACTCAGATCAGGCCAATACTTATTAAAGATCAGCAGGGCGACCGACATCTCATTAAACTGCGTGTCAATCATCTTCTTCGCATAGGCGATGACCACGTCCTCGTCCTCTCGGAGAATGGGCTCATGGATAGGAACGTAGACAAACTCGTAGAAGAGATTGAGAATCATCTTCGGATTAATCTTCTTAAGTCCCTGGATCGCCTCCATGCTCATCTTCAGCTCACGTTCCTCGGGAAACGTCTCCGAGAGCTCCTCGAAGAAGCGAATGAGCTGGGTATTAAAAGCATTTAGAAACGAAGACATATCCCTATTATAACCTAGAGGCTAGGCTTTATTAGGAATTTACGAGGGTCAAATTTACTAGGTTACTGCCGCGGCCGAACCTGCGGCATTCCCTCTTCGCGAGAAAGCTGGTATGCCTCCATCTGACGGTCAAACAGTTCTTCCTTCTTGTTTTTCTTGCCCTGCGATGAATTCTTTGAGGCAGGGAACTCCTGGCTATTGCGATCGCCCACGGCAGCAGCACCGTTGAGAAGAGAAAAGGCGCCGGGTATTGTGAGACCTCCATTGCCCTCCGCAGATGTATCACTGTCGTTAAAGCTATATCCGAACCCCTTTGAAAAACTCATGTTTTCTGTGATATTCCACCCAGCCGGATCGCCTCCCGGAGTTCCATCGGGTGATGACGCCGCTGCCGTCTCTGCCATCTTTCGTTCATAGAGCCAGTTCATCACATCAGAACCTGTTCTCGGCTCACCCTCTCCAGAAATCACAATCGTAGGAACCGACTTTAGCCAATCGGGGAGCTTGGCACGTGTCGGAGAAGGATCCACGCAAATATACCGGAAATCTCCCTTGTAAGAGGTCGCAGCAAGTTCCTGAATAAATGCCTTTGACCACTTACACCGATTACTGTAGAAGCAAATATGGATCGCCTGCCTCTGGCTCATTATTGCGTAGTGAGAAGCAAAGCGGCCAGCCTATCCGCAAAATTGATTGCACCATAGGCAGATGGAAGGTACACAAATGGCTTCGAAAGTTCAGGTAAAGGTAAAGCCCCAGAAGAAGACTCAGGTAGCGTCGGTTGTCCAGGAGAGCATCTTCAAGGATGTGAAGAAGACTGGTAAGGACGTTCTTCAGTTTACAATTGCCCCCACGCATGTGAGCTACGCCAACAGTCTTCGTCGTGCTATTCTCACTATGGTCGAGTCGGTCGGTTTCAATGCCGATATCGAAGAGGGAACAGGAGCGACGACGAATGTGAAGATTCTCAAGAATAATACGCCGATGAGCAATGAAATGCTCGCGCATCGTATTGGCCTTCTTCCTGTCCACGTTGCCGCCCCTCTCAAGTGGAACGAGGAGGACTTCATCTTCAAGCTCCATCTCAAGAATGATGAGTTCGCCTCGAAGGATATCACCGCCGACCTCATCAAGGTCTACAAGAAGCCTCTGACGCCCGAGGAGGAGCCTGAGGAGGTTCCCTCGTCGACCTTCTTCCACCCGCACCCGATTACAAAGAGCACTGCTCTTCTCGGCGTTCTCAAGGGAAAGGTCGGTTCACAGGCCTCCGATGAGGTGGAGTGCGTGATGAAGGCCACACTCGGAAATGGAAAGCAGAATGCCCGCTTCATCCCCACGTCGCAGTGCTCCTACAAGTATACGATTGACCCGAATCCCGAGAGGCGCAAGGAGGTCTACAATGCCTGGCTCAGCTCGAGCAAGAAGGTAAATCACGCGGATCTGGAGTCGAATCCTCAGCGCAAGGGTGAGCTCGAGCGTGAATTTGCGACGATGGAGGCGATGCGCTGCTTTCTCCAGGAGAACAACGAGCCCTACAGCTTCGACTTTACTGTTGAGTCGGTCGGTGTTCTGGCGCCTGGCTATATCGTCGCTCGCGCCCTCGACGTTCTTCAGAGCCGTTGCCTCAAGTATGCCTCGATCAATGTGAGCGATCTTCCTGACGGACTCACGGTCGCTCCTGCCGACTTTGAGGGCATCGGCTATGACTTCCTCTTCCAGGGCGAGGACCACACGATGGGTAATCTGCTCGACACGTATATCGCAGAGAATCTCGTAGGTGACGAGGTGAGTTTCGTGGGATACAAGGTTCCTCATCCTCTTCGCGATGAAATGCTTCTCCGTGTCGGCGTTGAAAAAGATGGCCAGCAGATCACGGCGCGGGCGGCTGTCGCACGGGCGGCAAAGGCGTGCGCGGATATGTTCGGTAAGTGGCGCGCCGAGTGGGAAGTCTACTCAAACCAGTAGACGTGCCTGCTCGAAAGGTGAGAGCGTATTCACCAGATTAATAACAGTATTGTAGGTTACGGCCTGCTTTTTTTCACGAAGATTTGCGAGATAGTAGGCGTGGAGCTTGAAGACTACCGTCTTTTCAAGAGGATTGAGATCCGCCAGCTTCTTCTCATGCGCCTTATGAACACTCGTATACGCATCGTAGATTTCTGCCCAGCGCTTACGAAGTAGCTGCTCGAGAGCCCAGAATGCCTGTGCCTCCTCGCCATAGTATTTCAGATATTCATTGATCTTGCCCTCGGAACGAACGCGTGCGAATCGCTGGGCGATATGCGACTCATTTCCACGCAGAGTGCGCGCATACACATAGGAAGGATTGCGCATCCTCCAGCGGCGACCCGTCGAATCGTGGAAAGTGAGTCCCTGCCACGACCAATGCTTTGCCAGCGTCATTACATAATTATAGACGTCTTCCTCCGTTGTGAAGGTGGTCGTCCATGATGGGGGCCGAGCGAGAAAGGTGAGGCCGAGGGGCGAACGCACATCTTCCGTCACAAACTCGAGCGCGCCGTTCTCTGCTACACGACCCGCGTGGATGAGCCACACCTTAGGAGTCTCAATCTTCGCCACTGTGCGGTGGTCAGGATGCTGAAGAACGAAACTCAGAAAGCCGATATTCTTCTGGGCATCGAGAAGCTCATCGAGAGGAGGAATCGTCTCCTTGAACATTTCGGCAAATGACTTCTCGCTGTAAAACTTTCCAGTAGCGCCGAGCTGCGAACGACTCGCCAGCTGCCAGGTATTCGTCTCATCCTTGAACGCGTTGATCATCACGCCCTCTAGAAAGTCCTCTACGCGCAGCTCGACATTGAGAGGAGGATATCCGTCCGTCGCCTTTGCAGGAGCTACGCAGACAGGGCGATGACGAACACGATCCCATACAACGGAACGAAGCCAGCCATTCTTTTCATTCAGCGTGGTCTGTCCCTTCTTATACCAGATCATCGATAGAGCTGAATTTTCATAATCCCGGACACAAAACTTACCTCCCTCTTCCGACGTCAGATAGACAGTAAGCTCGTTCCACGTAGGATACTTTACGAGAAGTTCAACCGACATTTTTTGCTTTCCATACAAATAAGTCGCGGCACATCAATTTTACCGTGAACAAGGAATTCCGAGATGGAAACCTCAAGAACCTGTAGGGGGATTTCATGGAAGAGCAAAACAGTTTTGAATTGGGCGATCGTGTCTATATTTCAGGTGGCGTCTTGGATGGGCTCCGTGGCCGTGTCTATTATCTGAATGAGGACCTCTTGGAAATTCTTCCTGAGGGAGAGTTTCATCGCGTTGTTAAGATCCCCATTGTTGATGGGGATTTTGATCCTGAACTACAAATTACAGCCGCATATACTCTTGAAAAGCGCGCCTCACCGGCTTTCGTTGCCCAGAATGATTTTCAAGTAGAGTATCTCGCCGAGACCATCACAGAAGAGGGGAAGTTTGGAACCGTCTATACCATCAAGGAGATTAATGAAGACGAGGATAGCGCCGTTTTCACGGACGAGACGGGCGCCGACAAGAAGATTGTGTTCGGTTTTATTGGAATTCCGCGCGACGAGGATTTCTCCGTGCTCCGTGTGCGCGAGCCTCCTGAGGTCGAGAAGGAGGCTGTTGCCCATTCGAAGGAAGAGGTTGAGCAGGAAGAAGAGGATCTCACAATTCTCGGTGATGTAGAGATTCCTGATATTCAGAGTTTCAAGGAGATCCCCGTGACTCAGCAATACTATCCCGATATTACTCAGCGCAATGAGATGCTCCAGGATCTTCTTTCGACCTACAGTATCCGCCAGCAGAAGAACCCTGACAAGCAGTCCGAGGTCCGCAAGCTGGTTGAGCTCATGATTCTTCTGCGCAATGACATCATCCGTTATTCGAAATCGGGCGAGCCTATGGGGCAGAACTCGACAACCTTTTCAACTCTCATTGATCTTCTCCAGGGAACCCATGTTCCTCTCGCCCGCCAGGTCGCCGACGCAAAGCGTGTCGTCTATCTCGACCATTCGGTAGAGGGATTAAAAGCTATCGCGAAGGATCAGCCGAGTGAAGACCCCACCTCCACTCCTTTTGACTCAGTTGTTGTCCAATATCTCCAGGATACAATTCGCGCTGGAAACGAATTCCAGGATACGCAGCTTTCTGGAATCCAGTCGCAGGTTCTGAACACCGATGTTCTGCCCAACTGGTTTCTCGGATGGGAAGGATACTTTCAAAGACATATGGCCTCCTGGGTTTCAGGAGCGTCCGAAAACAATCTGCCCTTTTCGACGGATACGGAATTCCTCCGCTTTCCTGTCCCTGATCTTGAATCGGCGAGCGTAGAAGGTCTTCCTCCAGTCGGCAATGAGAAGGACAAGATTGTAGGCACAGATGATCTCGGCTATGTGACCATGTCTCTTCTCCGTGGCCTCGGACCTCGCAGTGGTCGTCTTCGTGAAAAGGAGCCGCAGAGAGTGATTGAGTCGGCGGAAAGTGTGGTGGCGATGAACTATCTCCTGTTCCCTCTCAAATACGACGCCGACCTGGGTTCCGTGCGTTCTGGAAAACTCGCCATAGATATTGGAAAATCGATGATGGCTCCTAGAACTCTCCTCTCCATACTGAGAGAGCAGGGCGGCGTTTCGGATGTGCCTTCCGCCGGTTCCATCATCAGTCTCAATGGCGCTTCGATTGGGAATATCACGATAGAGGATTGGCTCCAGGGCCAGCCTCTTGGAGCGAATGGCCTCGGCGATATTCTGGCAACTCTCAGTTCATTCGGTCTCTCTGTGCGCGAGCTGAGTGTAGACCAAATGGCGGTTCTCATTGAAAAGATTGACGCATACCGTGCTCTCGTGAGAACGACAATTGTCAACTATGTGGAAAAGGCCGAAAAGGAGCTGTCTGAAATCGCGCTCCAGAACAATCCTCTTCTCGAGCAGGTGACTGTCCAGGAAATTATCACAAAGCTCATGGGGGAGCCGAACTTCCAGAAGAAGATTCTGGAATTCCAGAATCGCTTTCCGAGTTATCGCGAAAACGATATCGCCCTCTTTGCCACCCTTTTCGTGTATATGTATGATTTCACCTTTGCCGCTCTGGCAGGAGGACCGAGATCTCTCCAGATTGAGATTCGCCGTTCCGCGCGTAAGACCTATCTGAGACGCGTATACGAGTCAATGATGCTGATGAAGAAGAAGCTGAACGCAGGAATGCCGCCTGAGCCGAATCCGTGCCCACACGTCCGTTCTCTGGACATGGTCCGCAAGGTAAAGGATTCCACGCAGAGACTGAAGCTTCTCAACAAGTTCATCACGGATTTCGGCGGTGAGAAAAAGGACAACTGGCTCAAGTGTATTGTATGTTCGAAGCAGTGCCTCTGTAATCACGAGATACTGCTTCTCCAGGAATTCATGAAGCCGCGCGAGAAGGAGGCTCTCCACAAAGAACTTCTCCTCGCCTTCAGCGGTGGCCAGTTCCACGGAGGCTACATGTGTAAGAATTGCGGACAGTCCATCAGCAGTGTGGAGTATGATACGAGCCTCGAGTATGACGATGAAGGACGGCCCATGATGGGACGCGCGGTTCTTGTCGACAATGACGCAATTGAAGAGGATCTCGTGGAGCAAATGCTTGGAACACCCGCGGAGGCGGTTGTGGAGATTCAGTTTGACACCAGTCTACAGAAGACGATCTACAAGGCCGCGCGCCAGATTCTTTCACTCGTGGGGATCCAGGCCTCTCTTGAAGGCTACAAGACGATTGTTCGCCGCGTGGGCGCTGAGATGGGCAAGCTCCAGAGTAGAGAGGACTACAGCAAATACCAGAAGGCGGCGAAGACGAAGGGTCTGGCGACACAGGACTATGATATTCTTTTCAATCGTATCCTCGTTGTCTCCGTTGCAGCATATAGCTTAATCGATATTCAGACGACCATCCCTGGATATGTTGTTCGCTATAAGCTTCCTGGCTATAAGGCGAGCTTTGCTGGTGCGCCCATGGGGTCCGAAAATGAGCGCGGCGGCATCGAATACATTTCGGGTGCTGTGGCGAGCGTCATGAAGGCCGAGGCGCCGTGGAATATGACGGGCTTTCAGAAGGAGAAGTCGGATGCGAAACGCCAGGCGACTATCGCGAAGCTCGTGGGCTCTATGTGCCTGTCGGCCCTCTCCAATTCCGAAATCCAGCAGGATATTGCCATGAAGAAGGAGTATCTTGAGAAGACATATGGAAAGACGACGCAGGATCTGGGCCTCGTGGAGAAGGTCCCTACTGGCTTTTTCCCTCAGCAGTGGAAGCGCGATGATGTGAAGACGAATGCTGTGCCTGAGGCTGCTAGCTCGCAGGAGAAGAGCCGCGCATGGATTGTTCAGGCGCATGGCGTGGCGCGTGAATCTGCTCTTCTCATGGAGGGTTCTCCGTATGCCGAGACGTCCTGCTGCTTCCACCCTATTCAGAGCCCTCTGGCCTTTTGGTCAGAAAAGGAGAAGTCGCTGCCGAGTCTTACGAAGAAGGATATCATCACAGGGCCGCGCGGTTCCCACTTGGCGGTTCATTACAAGGCGCGTCGTCTCGACATCACGCGTGCCATTCCTTCTGACGCAATTCTCTATCGCATTTTCCTCAAGGTCTGTTTCCAAGGAGATCGCAAAGGTCTGCCGCACGAGCCTGGATATGACAATCTGTGCCCGCATTGCGGATTTACGTTTCCTGCTGAGATGAATGATGAACTGGGCAAGGGGGCTCTCGATGCGCAGAAGGTTGTCTATACGCGCGATGCCTTCCAGGAGCTTCTGGATGAGGCTCACAGACAATACAGGGTGACGCCTCCTATTTCGAAGAGGCTTGTATCAGGTGCGGGACTCTTTGAGAAGCTCATCAAGATACAGACGGCACCGTTTGCTGAATGGGGCGCGACTCTTTCGACGATCATTGCGGAACTCAACAAGCTGCCTGAAAATAAGCCGGTGGAAGATATTGATCTCGCAACTATCTATGGCACTCTTTCCAACTATGCGGAAGAATTCACACAGGAACTCGTTGGCCGTCTGCGCTTAGAGAACAGACAAATTCTCGACAAGCTCGTGGACCAGCCTCCTTCCGCGCTGGTAGAAAGTATGCGGACCTACTTTCTGATTCCTTTCCAGCGTCTGAGCACGGGTTTTAATACGAAGAATCTACAGGTTCAGAAATCGTATGACCTTCCTCCTGGAACGGAAGTGGATGTTAATAAGAATATAGCTGGACATTTGGAATTCATGGGAGATCTCGTGAAGAGAATGAAGGGAATTACTCGCGGAAAGATTGAGTATGCGCGAACCCAGCTGATGGAGATTCTACCGATTATCCAGCAGGAAATCCGCACGCCTCTTCTTCCTGGCGGATCGATTGGCCTGCCCTATCTTCTGAAGACGATTGTGCTTGGAATTCTGGCAGGATGCGCGAACCCGAATTTCATCCCTGAAGGCATGGATATTGTGAAAGGAGAGGCGGTTGACATGGAGGCTCGTGGGGCGATGCAGATTATCGCGGTCTGTCTGTCACGTTTCCTCTCTGAGGGATTGAACTTCTCTCCTGAAGAGATTCGCTCAATGATTGCTCGTCGCAATGAGGTAGAAAAGACGCGTATTGTGAGCAAATTCAAGACAATGACGCCTGAAGAAAAGGCTGTGGAGCTGATGAACAAGCGTCTTGGACTCGGCGACTGGTCGATCGGCGGAACAGCTGCTATCTATCGTCTGAATGAGACCCAGTATGAGCGTGAGAGAAGAGAGAGAACAGAAATGGGTATTGTGGGTGTAGAGGAAGGTGGTGCTGCTCCTGGCGATGAAGATGGTTATGCTGTGGACCAAACAAATGCGGATGACTATTAAATATTTTAAGTCTTACCGGTAGAATGAAGAATACCGAGATATATATTTTAATCGCGGCATTTTTGCTTTTCTTCATACGCTTTCATTCGAGCACAATTGAGAGATTCCATGGGGGCGGAGGCGGTGGCCATGGAGGAGGCGGTGGAGGTCATGGAGGTGGCGGTGGCCATGGTGGGCATGGAGGACACGGAGGTCACGGTGGTGGTCATGGAGGTGGCCATGGATGGACCTCTTACGGCGGTGGTGGCGGTGGCGGCTGGTATGGATGGTGGCCCTATCCCTTTCTCGGATATTACAGCTACTGCGATCTGTATGAGTGCCCCGACGAATATTACTACTACTACTAAAATTGATGCACAATCGCACACATGAAGAAATAATAAGAAATAATGGATTCCACAGATAGCATTGTAAAATCCGTTGTTGAAAAGTTTCTCCAGCGTTCCGAGCTCGGCCAGAAGAAGTATGGCGTTACGCTCGATCGCACAGATCTTAGCGTAAAAGATTGGATCCAGCATGCTCAGGAAGAACTCATGGATGGAATTCTCTATCTTGAAAAGCTGAAGAAGGAGCTGAATCCGCAGTAACGTCGTAATATCATACGACTAATTTAGTGATAGAACTTTAAAAATAATT